TTACGTGTAGCTTTCGCGCCTCCCCCACGTTTAGGTTGGCTTTTCTTAACAAGTATCATTTGTGACATACTTGTTTTATTCAGCGGTTTTGATCTTTCTTGTACTTCTGAATATTGTATGCTTTGGGCATACATAACTGTTCTTCCTAAGAAGAGTTGTGACAAGCGTGCATCTGATAAAATGCCTGATTTAGCTTGTATCCATTCTGCGTCTTCCGCGCAGACATTATCATATTTATAGAGTAACCATTCAATTAGTTCTCTAGCAAATTTCCTAAACTGAGTGTCTGTCCAACCAACAGTTAGGAGCGCAGCAGTACGTGTCAAAGTAACTGCAGGAGTATGATGTACTGTAGGAGCATATAACAATGATGTCATTAGCTTTGTACGGTCATAAACTGGAACGGCTTGATCCATATAGAAAATAGTGTGAGCTGACAAGAAATCAAGTTCACATGCTGGTCTCGGGTCGAGAGAATCTGTGGTGGTGGTTACTCCTATTTGAGTCCACTCATTAATCACGTTTCTTCCATTAAAGAAATCGTGTGCCCAATCAGATACAGTCCAGGTATTATCATCTCCAACTAAAACTTTGGAGGTATTATTTTCAAATTCATTATAATTCGGATTTGCACCGCACAATCTAATCCAGGCATAAGCGAGGAGTGTGTATAATATAAGTGTGTTATCATTAATAGTATTAACGGATCCTGACGGATTCCCTGTTAATTTAAATACTAAAACCCCTTCGGCTGTAACAACTAGTGAATTTACTAAATTTCTATAATAAGTCTTTAGTCTCTGCATGTTTTCCTGAGTTTGATCTTCAGGGCGCAACATCTTCCAACGAAGGAGCGCACAACCTCACATCAAGTAGGCTCTGAGAGATGAGTCATATTCCGATTCGTCTAAAGCGTAACCTTTTCTAAAAATATTAAGTTTCCTGTATAGTCGGTCCCAGTTACCTTTGTAAGGGGACATTCCAACACCTGAGGAACTTTTTAGATGAGAGGCATTCATTTTCTCATTCATATCTGCGAACAATCGATTTCCATGTACTGTACCATCGACTGCGCCAGCAAGAAAGGTTCTGATTTTATTTTCATCGATCTTTTCTTGTGGTCTAACTTCCTCTTTTAAAGAGCTGATAAACAGAAATGTGTACTCGGGGTCTTTAGCCAACCTTTCCCAATCTTCTTCTAACCAAGAAGACATTTCTGGCACCTCCAAAAATAATTCCTTTTTAGTCGGGAACCTAATGTTAAATGGTGCACCTGATGATGTTGACATATCCAATGTGGACACAACTTCATCTACTGAGCGAACGACCGAATTTTGCATGTAAACACCAAAATGTCTTTCAGTCCATTGCCAGGCTCTATTCATATCTCTTACTTTGTCTTCGGACATCGGTTTGATGTCTTTGGCATATTTGCTCAACGATTTGTAAGCTGCTTCTTCATTTGGAACCGGTAAGCCCCAAGCAGGTGATTCTTCGATATGATTTTCGTCAAGATATAACTTGACTTGAGGATCAACAGATCTTTTATTTTTATACCGCGGAAAACGCGGTATTTGCATTACTAATGGGAAATACTTCTCGTCCAAATATTCTTCATGCAAATCTGACAGATAAATAGCTTCAGAAAACACTGAGGCCCCATCCTTCTCCTTAAATTGAGAAGGATACCGTTCAAAGAACGGCCTCTCAATTAAATCGATGGGTTGAGGGGGCGAGACCGAAAATCCAGTCCCGAGTGTGTAGTATATTGAATCTTTGCTAATTCAATAAACTCTGCTGTTATTGGCTCAAATCTTCCAAATGTTTTTCCATTTCCATGAGTCCAAAATCCAACAATGTTTCCGTCTGCATCAAGTGCAGGTGCTGAACAATCACCACATCTAGTGGCTGCATTGCACCAACCTTTAGGACTAGCAAAACCTGTAATAATATCAGGGGAGGTAAGTTCTCCATTGCCATAACCTAAAATGCTTACAATAGTAGCATCTTCCAAGATTTTCAAGTTCTTATTATTGAAAACTGAAGGGACTCCACTTGTATAAAAGGATCCAATTTCATCATTCATTAATGTGTAGGTCTTAGGATCCAATTGTATATTATGGACATGATTACGTGCAGTATAAATTTCAGTGAGACTTTCATCAATCACATGATTCACTACATACATACGTGCTCCAACTAATGTTCCAGTACATCTATAACGACCTTTATTATCATAGATTTTAAAAATACCAGAAGATTTAGTGCTAGGATTCCAGGCTTGAATTTTCATCTTTGTTAATTCAGTCTCAAACTTCTTTCTAGCTAATGATACAAATTCTTCAATGTCTTTGGTTTTTGCTCTAAAAACTCTCTTCTTCGAGAGATAAATCTTTCTTTTAATTTCAGAATCATCTCTTAACACTGGCATCACTGGTTGTTTTACTTCCTGTGGTTTAGCAAATTGTTGTTTAAATTCTTTCATATTCTGTTGCTTTCTC